ATTTAAGCTGTTTCAACAAATTTCATCTCCTTCCCGGTCAATTGCAGAAGTATCTGCAATTTTTCTATTGTCAGTTTTTGAGGGTTGGCTTTACGCTCTCTAAACGAGCTTGTGCAAAACCCCAAATACAAGGCCAGCTCATTATCATCAAAGTTATTTCTTATTTTGGCTTCTTCTATCAGTAACCTAATGCTGTCCTTTTGCCACTCTGACGGCTTCTTAGTTTTCACGACCTCACTTCCTTTCATCTATACATTCCAAGATAAATTATCTTCTATTATCTCTTTTACGTCCACACCAAGAGCATTTGCCATGCGTCCAGCACACACCGGGGTAACTTCCCGCATGTTTAAAATAATATTCATACGCGACCTGCTCACTCCATAACGTTTAGAAAGATTTGTTATGGTTAAGGAATTTCTAGCTAAAGCAATATCAATTTTATCTCTACTAAGCTTCACGACCTTACCTCCTATTTTTAAAATACTGATAAACCGCAGCTGCTATAACAGCTAACATCTCTCCTAAAATAGTGCAAATAACTCCTGCTAAAAATGGATTAATGTACATCGTTTATCTCCTCCTCTTCCTCTTGATTCCCCGGCTCTTGCCGTTCTTCTTAATCCTGGCTCTCTGTCCCATTCTCTAAATCTCCTTGTGTTCCTGTGTTGATGTTGTTCAGCCCAGTGCCATCCTGGGAAACATAATCATATGTGCCGGCAGTATAAAGCCATGCAACATTAGTTCCTATCAGCGCTGCCAGTGTTACCAGGAATGCTATAAACCAATGCTTTGCATTCCTCTTGCTTTGCTCTATTACCTCTACAGCAAAATACTGTTCCAGCCCTTCCCATGTTGGCTTGTCCTTCTGGTTTTCAATGTTCATAAATTTTCCTCCTGTGCTTGCGTAATACAGGAGAAAATGGTAAAATATTCCTGTATCCGCATTAGTTTGGGTAATGTGTGATACTGGGGTTATCTGTGTTCGAGACAGGTAGCCCCACTTTTATTTTCTTTCCTTGCTTCTGCGACTTCCTTTATTAAGAAGTCCAGCCACGGATATTTCTCTGATTGCATATGTACAAGTTCATCAAACGATTTATCACTAAGTGATATGCAATCATTATAAAATTGAGTTCCTAATAAAATAGTCTTTCCTCCTTTTTCGCATCTTCCTGCGAAAATCCAATGCTTGTCTTTTTTCTCCCCCTGTCCTATACTGTATTTATAGGCGTTGCCGCGCCAAGTACATAAGAAAGGAGATAATATGTCTGAAAACGCACTGTTGCTTCTTCGTAAAATGGCCAATGAATTTGATAAAACGAAGCGTCAATCTTTTGATTCTGATTTTTATATTGCTTTCTCTGATAGAATTATTAATGAATTAGAATCATATGGATATATCATTTGCCGAAATGATGTTATAGCTTCAATAGAATTAACGTCTGCCGGATACGAAAAGGCAACCAATTAATTCCTAAGAGCCGTCTTGTCGGGCGGCTCTACTCCAATCAGAGTATTTGTTACCCTATCAACCTTACCATCTTCCAAAAATTCAAAATCATTCAAGTTAAAAGACATGGCAATTTCTGGATTCCTACCTGCTTCATGAACATAAGAAACGGATGAAATACCTTTCCCTATAGATTTTCCACATAATTCAAAATAGGTATGTTTTCCATCGCTCACCAATCTAAACTTTGGTCCATTCATCATCTTTCACCTCCTTTAAGAAATACGATTGTTAGAGCGCCTGGAATCATCAAGAAATTTAACAGCCTTTACAATCTGCGCTTTGTTGCATGTAATCGCAACCTTAAACAAGTTAAGAAGCCCAAGGTTATTTTGTAATACTTTACTGATTTCTTCCATTTTCCCTCCTTAAAAACTTGTTGATAAAATACTGCTGACCTTTTCCAGTAACTTTGGTGGTCTTGTTTATTCTTACGGAGCCATCAGGATTATTCACTGTACTTTCCTTCACCTCAAACAATCCTGCCTCCATACTGCGTTGTGTTGGCATATTCCATTCAGAACCATTCCGTTTAATCAGATAGCCATTATCTCTCAACCAAGAAAATAACCTTTTCTGTCCGATATCTACGCCGTTTTGTTTAATCAGCTTCGCCAAGTCACCAATAAGGATTGATGTATGACTAGTTGCCACAGCATCGGCAAATATCTCTTTAGGCTTCATGCGTTGTACATCCTCTAAGAGTACAGTGTTTTGTGATTTTAGTTTGTCAATGGTCTTTCCAGCCATTTTCAAAGCCCTAGCCATGACCTGTTCCGGTGTATTCCATGCTTTCTCTAAGTCAAGGAAATACTGGCGGTACTGTCTGCCTTTTTCGGAACGTTGTATCATACAAATCTGTTTTGCCATGTCTACGGAAATCTCAAAATCTGTTGCCGGCCTACCTCCTGTACTTTCTTCCATTTTTGGAAAAAAGTCTTTTTCAGCTTCAAAACCATACTCACACATACGGTCAAACCATGTCGTGAAGTTGCTCTTAATTTCCAGTCCCTCATGCAACTCTCTTGCCGATACTGTCGGCTGTTCAGCATCGTAATTGATTTTTATAATTTCTTCCATTAAACCTCCTACGCTAAGAAATTAGCTTGTCAATTTTAACTTTTAAATAATCTGCAACTTTCTTTACCTTACTCACTCCCGGGTCCGTATCATTCCATTTGCAAATACTTCCTCTGGAAAAACCTAATTCACTTTCCATTCTAGTTATAGAAATCTTCCTTTTGTCGCATATTTCCTTGACGTTGTTATAAATCAAATAAATCCATCCTCCTTTCTGCTGAAAATATTACGCATTATGTATTGACATTAGGTTGAAAATATTCTATAATTTGAATTACCACAAACAAACTAAATACTATTTTCAACGGCATATTGTCTTTGCGTATTTTTTTCAACGTCATAATTATATTATACGTTATATTTTCAATATGTCAATAGTATTTGCGTATTTTTTTCAACTTTTATTAGAAAGGACGAATATACGTGATTACTTATCAAGATATCAAAAGATTATGTAAGGAAAAGGGAGTAACTGTCACTGGAGCCGAAAAGGCTTTAGGGTTTGCTAAGGGGTCTTTATGCAAAATAGAAACAAGTAAACCCAGTATGGAAAGAGTCAAAAAGATATCAGATTACTTTAATATTCCAATAACTGATTTTTATGATAAGGAGGTAAAAGAACGAAATAAATATTACATCAATGAGGAAACTGCTGCTATTGCCCAGGATATTTTTGAAAATAAGGAGTTGAGATTATTATTTGATGCTGCTAAAGATGCAGAGCCGGAAGATTTAGAAACTGTTCATAGTATGCTTTTAGCTTTGAAAAGAAAGGAACGAGGCAATGTCGATTGACTACAACGTCCAATTGATTAGCTTTCCATCTGGAAAAGTACATGAAGCCGTAACGCCTAATGAGGATGGAACCGTTACTATATTTTTAGATAAAAATGCAACCAGAGAATCTCAAAGACAGAGGTTCTGGCATGTTATGAGGCACTTAGAGGGAAATGATTTTGAAAAAGATGATGTACAAGATATTGAGTCTGATGCACATTACGGAGGATGTTCATGAGCATTAAGGGCGCTTCGCAAGAGTTATTTGTAGGAAAAAAGGATTCTAAAATTATAGACTTGTTTGGAAATTCTACAAAAATTTCTTACTCAGATTTAAAAAAAATTGAGTATTGCTATTTTCAAATTGGCGTAGGTGGTGGATATCTGGATTTTGTTTATGATTCAAATAATGTAAAACGTTTTGACTTTAATCATAAAGCAAATGATAAAATAAGAAGAACTATTGAACTAATACAAGAAAATAATCCAGAATTAGAAATTATTGAACATTCTACTGAAGATTATAAATTCTATCAAAAGGATTGGTTTTATCTTCTAATGCTTTTTATTTGTTGTATGCCTTTAGGTTTGTTTTTAATGTGGTATTACAAAAAAGGCACAAAATCAATGCGAATTATACTTACGGTTTTATTTATAACTTTATGGGGCATTGGGATATTTTCATCATGGCCACGCACTTACAGTTATCACATAACACTGAATGAATATAATCAATGTACTACTGGAATGACATACCAAGAATGTGTAAATATAATTGGTGGAGAAGGAGAACCTATGGCAGAAACTAATATTTTAGACATTAATTCTACCGCATACATATGGTATGGAGATGATTCATCAGGAGCTAATGCAACGATGTATTTTACAAATGGAAAATTGACTTCAAAAGCCCAATTTGGTTTGAAATAAGTAAAAACC